AAACTAGGAGTATAATATGGGTATTCCATTTGAAATGATAACCATGCTGGGTTCTACAGTGCTCGGTGGGGTTATGAGTATATGGTCTCAAAGTATAAAAGCTAAACAAGCTGAACAAAAGATGCTTTTACAAAGAGCAGAAGTTCAGACTGCAGCTTTTAAAGAGGCTAGAGAATATGAAAATGTAGGATTCCAGTGGACTAGAAGAATTATAGCATTGACTGCTATCTTTGCTATCGTTGTTCTTCCAAAAATATTACCATTGATAGACCCTCAAGCACAAGTAATCGTAGGTTATTTAGAATTTAAACCTGGATTCTTATTCTTTGAAGGTAAAGAAGTTATGCAGTGGATTCCAATGGCGGCTAGAGGTATAGTAATTACACCACTAGATACTAACTTGGTTGCTGCAATAACAGGACTATACTTTGGTGGAAGTTTGGTGAAGAAATGATTTGGATATTATCAGCAATGCTTTGGTACACAGATGTTGAAAAACCAAAGTACTCAGACTATAATGTAAAAGTCTTTCAAAGTCGTGAAGAATGTCACGATTATTTATTCTGGAATCAAGCTGAAATAGTTACTGAACTAGCAATAGCTCATGGTATGGAAGACGGTAAAGCTTTAAAGACTTGGGCTTTCTTCTGTGAAAACAGAAAACTACAAGAAGTTTAAGGATTTAACCACTCTTTAGTGTTATCTCTGGTAGATATAAAACTATCAGAGATAGCCATTGTTGGCTCTTCTGGGTAAACAAACATAATACATTTTTCACTTACCTCTTTATTTATTTTTATTTCTGCAGGTTTATATCCTGCTCCTATCTCTAATAGATGAACACTTCGTTCAACATCCCCTCTTAATTTATAAGCCTCACCTTTAATTTTATATCCAGGTTCTCTCCTATAAACAATAGGAAAACAACCATGAGAAAAATCTTTTATATCAAAATTACTGTGTAAAGTTTCACACTCTCCTATAAACTCTGACTCTTCTAGAATCCAGTTTAGTCTGTGGTTTTTCTTTAATGTTCCGTATACAAAATATATCATTAGTTAATAGATGTAACATACTTTTGAATCCATTGTTCTAGTTCTTTAAATTTTAATTTAAGTTCTTTTACAAGGCCTATATAAAAGTGTTTCTCTTCTTCACTCCTTTTAAATGTATCATTCATAATGTCTGCTTCGTCTTCTGGAAGAGCTGACACTTCTGATATCAACTCTCCATCAGTGTTAACTATAACACTATAACTAGCTATAACTCCTTCTTTCTTTTTCTTTGACATTTAATCCTCCTGTGGTGCGGTTACATCAACCAACTCACAAACACCGCCAGTACACGCAAGTTCTTGAGAACCTGTAGTGTTGTCTTCAGATTCATATTTAATTAGCTCACCAAAGTCTATAGTAGTAGGCATATCTTTTCGTAGCTCTAGATATTCTTTTCTTTCTATATCTTGATAAGGAGCTTGTTTATATATGTGGTCAGTATAAGGTAGGAAACTAATACCAGACACTTCATCAAAGTATTTGTATACCCATGCACCTACTTCCATCCACTCATCTTCTTTAACACTTACAGTTACAGAAGGTTTATGCTCACACCATTCTCTTTGATACTTCAACCACAACTCTAGTTGTTCTATAGCTGACATACTATTTCTAGTTATCGAGCCAGTTGGAGATGCAGTAGGAAAAGAAAACACCGTTACTGAATCTGGTTTAGTTATGTCTGGTTCATTTGGAACTCCTTGGTCTATCATAAGCTGAGTCAATGGGTCTTTCTTATCACATCTAACTGTTCTTATGTAGTAAGGATTATGTCTAGTGTGGATACCAGAAGCACTATCAACTAACTGACTTACAGTTCCACTAGGTTTTACACAAGTGATTGCTGCAGATTGATTTATCTTTAGCTTCTTAGCTATGTCTTTGTTAGTATCTATAGCAACTTGTTTTAGTTCAGATAAGAATCCTCTGTCTGGATTATTAGTAAGTTTACTATCCATAATACCTGTAAGAGACACACCTAGTAGTCTTTCATCTTCTGTATTTTGTTTCCATATCTTACGAATGTATTTAAAATCAGTAAGTGTAGATTGAAATGTACCAAGTATAGTAGCAAGTCTTACCTTTTCTTTTAACTGTAATTTATTATCTGTAGCACGAACAACTACTTCTGTAAGATTACAAAACTGATAAGGTCTTAAGATAATTTCTGAACAAGGATTAGTACCAAACTCATGTTCACTATCTCTTCTACCATTCTCTTTACATTTATCAATAGCCGCTTGTCTATTAAAGATACCTCTTTCTCCAGACTTACTATCGTATAAAGCTTTCCATTCAGACATAAATAAAGCCATGTCAGGTCGTCTTGCATAACAAGCAGAGTTATTAGCTAATGCTCTTTGTCCATTATCTAACCACCATTGTCCACTCTTTGCATTACGAAGTCTATCATCTTGTATATTACTAAGTGATATCAAAGCTGACCTACGAACACCACCTACAACAACAACTTCTCCTATCTTACAAACTAAATCATGACACTCAAGAGCGTCAAGTCTTCTACCAGAAGCGTTTTTAAATGTGGTAATTGCAAAGTCAAACAAATCTACAAGAGGTTGTGGACCACTTGCACGACCACCAAATGTTTTAAGTCTAGCACCTGCAGGTCTTACTCTTGTTACATCTATCTTTGGAACTTGACCACCATACAACATACCAAGTAATTCTCTCAAAGATTTTGCCCAACCAGTTCTACTATCTTGAACTACAACAACAGTATCACTATCTTCAAATTCTTCAGCGATAGTTGGTAGTTGTTCTACATAATCTCTTTCAACAGAGAAACCAACACCAGTGCCACACATAAGTATATACATTATTTCATCAAAGCTTCTTACATCATTGATAGGAATATAACTACAATTATAACCAGCGGTATGGTCTTTAGATAAAGCATTACCTGCCGTCATCAAAGCTCTCATGGAAGGCATGATACCTAAACTAAGAACTGCATTTTCTAAATCAGCTCTTAACTCTTTTGTCAAAGTATACTTATTGTTTTCTTTTAAGTGTGACTGCATAAAGTCAAAGTATCTTGACACAGTTTCATCCCAAGTTTCTCTTCTTTTTTCTGACTCAACAAATCTCGCATATCTAGATGCATGAATAAATTGTTGATAGGTCGTTGGTAAATAATTATTATTAGTCATTTGTTTCTCCTTCCGATAATTCACCTGCAATAGAACTATAACCTACCATATCAATATAATCATCTGTGTTATGTGAACCTGCTTTAGTTCTTGCAACTTTTAATAATACCATCATCAATGCGACATCACGACCACTAATGTCTCTGTCAAGATAGGCTGACCACATCTTTGCTATATTATCATGATTTATTTTTTTATTACCATGTGTCAACTCCCTATCAGTAGACACAATATCTTTTGCTTTATCAATGTATGCTTGGGTCTTCATCTTTTGTTTTTCCTTTCGCTAATCTATCTATTAATTCCATCTCCATTTCTCTAGCCCCTATGTAATATAAAAGCTCTGGATTGTGAGTAACCAACCAACGAATACCATATGATATAGTATCAACTGATGGGTCTTCAGTATAGTTTATCATTTCTAAACCTACATCTCCCTGCCTAGGTGTATTAGGTGTAAGTATTATATAAGCTTTTTCTTTAGTTATCTTCATTATCTCATCCAATCTAAAGGTATATCTTTATCGCACCAAATAAAATTATTAGCTTCGCACCAATCACTATACTTAGTTTTAGAACCCTTTCTTATTTTGTTGTTTGCATTCATAAAACAAAAACGAATATCAAAATCTGTTTGGTCTTGTATCCATAAATGTTTCTTTCTGTCTTCGATAGTTAATCTTCCTTTTAACTCAACGAATATCTTTGTCTTTGGAAAGTATAAGTCTGGAAGATAAGTTCTATCAATAGCAGGTTGAACATAATCAATCTCATACTCTTCATACTTATACTTTATCTTTTTCTTTTTAATCTCGTTAACAATGTTCTCTTCAAACTTAGAGCGATATCGGACCTTCATCTATCATTTTCTCTCTTCTTAATTGTCTAGCACTAGGTGTCGCACTTTGTTGTAAGTCTTCAAATGCCCAATGTGGATTTCTTTTTAATCTTTTTATTACCCATTTAAAAGACCAAGCACTTAAGTGTAGTTGAAAGTTATGCATATAGTGAGTTTGTGTAGGCATTAAACTTAATATATTATCAAGATTAACTTTCTTTTGTTCTTCTTCTGGAAGTAAAGATTTCATCCACAAAACCAAAAACTCTTTTGCTCTTCGTCTTAATACTTTAATTTTTTTTCTGTTCATACTGTTCCGTTATCTCCTCAACCTTTGGTAAGTTTGCTACCGTAGTCATAAATACATTTGAGTTGGCATA